CAAGTCAATCTTTTGGTCAATCTTTCTCAATTCACTCTTCAATTTATCCAAGTTTTTGCGTATTGATTCGATATATGGCGTTGCTCCATCGCCACTTTTAGCCACAAGCTGAATCACTTTTTGCTTAACCTGGTCAAGAATAAGCTTATCCAACTTGAACCTGTTCAAATTCGGTTGACTGCATTCAATTCTTCCGTAGTTTCGTGCAGTCCGACACCTATAATAACTCCATTTAAGCTTTCTTCCTTTACTCACCCTTTGGGTTGTACCGCCAACCATAGTTTTCCCGCATCTTCCACAATAAAGGATTCCAGTAAGCAAATAAGTTGACCTTGGCTTATTGTCACCCCTTCTCCTGCTTGCAAGTATTTTTTGTGCCTGCAAAAATGTGTCCTTATCAATAATGGGTTCGTGGGCCCCCTCGACAACCACCCATTCATCTGTAGGGTTGGCAACCTTTTTGATTTTCTTCCTTCCCAGTTCATCAGACTCATAATCCAAAACCCGTTTGTAAGTAATTTTATTGAATACGACATTCCCGATGTAAGCTTCATTTTTCAAAATATGAAGAATAACTTCTTTTACCCAAGTTCTTCCCAATATCTTATGGTCATTTAAATACCGGGCAATTGTTGTTGTACCAAGTCCCTTATTAGTATACATATCAAAGATTTGACGAATGACCTCAGCTTCCTCTTCATGAATAACTAAATTACCATCTTCCCCCTTGCGATAACCAGTTGGGACTTTTCCAACCCAAATCCCTTGCTTTGCAACTTCTTTCCTTCCCAATTTGACCCGGACAGAAATTTTTTCAGCTTCATATTCGGCGACCGCAGAATGAATGGTAAAAAGGAAATTGCTGTTTTCCTGTGCGGAGTCATAATTTTCTTCGTAGCTAATTACCCGTAACCCTTTGGACTTCAGCATTTCAAGAACATTCAAGGCTTCTTGGGTTGAACGAGCGAAGCGGGAAATTCCTTTGAAAAGGACTGTTTGGAATTTCCCTTGCTCCGCATCAGCTAAAAGACGTTTCATTGCTGGGCGTGACCATATGGAATATTTAGTTGCACTCACACCCATATCTTCATAAACAAATTCATCAGGAATTACCCCCAACCCCTTAGCCTTAGCAAATTCCCGCATCAAAGAAACTTGGTGAGCAACTGAATCTTCTTGTATGTCAGTTGAAACTCGTGCATAAATGGCGCAAAGTGGTTTTTTAATTTCCACAGTATCCATTTGACCACCCCATTTGCGATAAATTCACCCCCCTTAATCTTACTTTGCACACCAAATTATTGTCAACTTTTACGACCATCTTGACTTTAGCGACTTCCTTTTTTGGCTTAAACCTCACCACTTCCCTTCCATATTTTTCATTTATATATTCCACAATAGACATGGCAAGCAATTCCCCCAAGTCTCCATCCCCAGGAATTTCTTCTATAATGAACTCTTGGACTTTTCTCTTTCTTTCCATACCTCTTTCTCCTTTTCTGTATTTTTTCCAACACTCCACTATTAATACATACCAACCTCCGGCTTGAGTTAAACCTAATGATGGACATAGAACCAATTGACCCACCAGTTGGATTAAGAGGTAAAATCATGAGCACCACAGAAAAGAAGCCAAACCGGGCTAAATCTCACGCCACCCAGTGGAAACATTGAAGCCCTTAACCCCAAGAGGCTTTTTATCTTCTCTCTGTGACCATCTCAATTATTAGGGGACACGAATTTTATTCGTGTCCCCAGATAAATACGTAAGTATTTATCTTATATAGGTTTTAGTAATATAGGTATTAGTATCCGGTAACCATGACCGGTGAGTTTTGGTTAAAATGACCGTTGGGCTTTATCAGAAAATTAATTTTGCCACGAATGTATATAAACCCTCTTTGCGCTCCCCCTACTTATAAGTGAAAGGAGTTCAAAAAAAAAAAGGGGGGGGTTCTTTATGGAAACTGAAAACAAGAAACTTGTTGGGGTTAAGCGTTTGGCAAAAACCCAGTGTGCAAACTTCCAAGGTTTCAATTCTTGCGTGTTCTATGATAAGTGTAAGTATTATTTGGAACATCCTGAAAGGTGCAAATACTTTGAAAACTGGGTATTACCTGGTGACCCTGGCATTGAATCTAAATATATGGATTTGTTCAACCTGTCCAAGCCAGAACCGCGGAAAGGAAGGAGGAAATGAATATGGCTAAATATGCTGAATGCTCCATCTGTGGTGACGTTGTTAAAGTTACCAACTCTAATAGCTCGAATGGTGAATATCCTGACCTTGACGGTTGGATAGTCAGTGAAGATGATTACTCAATCCGTTGTTCCGATTGGAGATGTCAAGAAGCCCCTGGGAAATTGAAATCTGGGGCTTGGTGAAACGTCCGGCTGAATTCCAGCCGGATTTTTTCTTTTCGATGAATGTATAGAAACAATCCTTTGATTCCCCCTACTGATTATTGAGGAGGGATAAAATGCCTAGCAAAAAACCACCTGCCAAGGATTGGAAAGCGCGTGACCTTAAGGATTGGACGGCGGTTACTTTTCATGAGTATTTGAAGGACAAACATAAAGAGGTTTACGGAACTTCTTATGTGACACGTAATATCAAAATCCAAAATAAAAACATCAAATGGATGTATGAGAAGTACGGAAAGGATGTAACAAAGAGATTCACTGATTTGTGTTTCAAGAATTATAAGCCTTCAGGAAGGTATGCAGGCGCAAATTTCATGTTTTTCTTTACTTATCTACGAGAACGATACCTTCCGATTGCCGAACGGCAAATTGAGAAGGAGCGGAAACTTGCAGAGCAGCAACAGCAGCAGCAACAGGTTTCCGAAGAAGAAATTAACCGAATTATTGACTTGTTTTAAGGGGTGAAACCAATGGCCACCAATGTGGAATTAAATAATAACCGGAAACGGGAAGTCATATCAGGAAGAGTCACCCTAGGGTTTGACCCAATTTGTAATGAAATTGGCCATGACATAGATGTTACTTTCCCAGAATTGGGAATTGGATTTTGCAAACGGTGTCCGGGTATGCAAATCAACCTGAGAAAGTACCAAGCCAAGCAGGACATAAAAACCCGGCAAAAATACGGTTGTGCAGAAGGTGACATTATTGAAGCCGTTGCTAACAATCCGAGCAACGGTTATTTTGTTGGCCAAAGGTTCCGTGTTATTGCCATTGATGAAAATGACGTTTTTGTCAATGTGTTAGATGAAAACGGAAACGACAAAATTGGTGATGGAAGTGAAACAAGAATCTTGTTTGGTGATTTCAAGGTTGCCAAAACCCGTGTTGAAATATGGAACGAAGAAAACACTGACAAAGCTGTGGAGGTGTATTAATTGACTGCTAAGGAATATACCCAACGTGTTCGGGATGTTTTGTTTACGATTCACCGCGACTGCCATTTGTACCAAGGTAAAGAAGGTGCCTTGAGGATTGCTCGGGAATATGGTTATGGTCTTGCAGACTTTGATGAAAAAGAGGCTGAAAACGAAATTAGAAATAGTTACATGTCACTTTGTGTCCGCGGCTATGATTTGAAGCCTCCCATTGATGCAAAAGACTGGAACAAAGCTGTCAAGGAAGGTTATCAAAAAGCACTAAATAGGAGGGGTGGATTTAATGTCCTTCTCTAAAAACTGCCTCTTGTCTCGTGAATGCAAAGCCTCTGATGGTCCCACCTGTAACAATCTGTGCCCCTTCTACATCTCCATGCACGGTGAATCCGGAAAAGGTGGTAGAGTTTCCCAAGCAAATATTCCTCTTGAATATGCAAAAATGACGGTTACCCGTAACCCTGCACGGGAAACCCAACCCCTTGTTTTCAAGCAAATTGATAAATATATTGAGACTTTTAACCGCATGTTCACCGGGGAGCGAATTCGCTCCATTTATCTTTATTCTGAAAGTCCGGGAACAGGAAAAACCACAGCAGCTTGTTCCATAGCGAATGAATACTTGATTCGCCACTTTATTGGAAGCATTCAACGCGGGAAGCTTCCAAAGGATAATGCAGTTTATTTCCTTGACTTCAACAACTGGCAAGGTAAATTCAATGAGTTTAACAACCCCAAAATTCCCGCCGAAATTGCAAGCAAAACCAGCCGTGAATTTTATCTTGCAAG